AAAACTCTTACGTAATCGCTTCGGCGCGCGCTCGTATCCCCGCCACGCCTGCCCGCTTTATGTAGTGGTTTTCATGCACCTGCATGACATAAGCAAAAGCCCGCCAGTTCTGGCAGGCCTCAGCAAAAACGATCCTCAAACGATCATGCGTTTTCATGCAGCATAGACATGCACAACATGACAATCAATCATGGGTGCTGCTATGACTTCATTTAGAAGCTAGTTGCTTCATCAAAACCTGAAATCACTGTATACGAAATAGACGAGTTATCAGCATTCGTTACCTTAAACTTAGCGCCTTTGTAAGTAATAACATCGCTGATTTTTGAATCTACAGAAAAATCAGTGGTAAATGCTGCACGAGCCATATCGTTTGCGAACTCACGGTAAGTAAACTTCATCACCCCGCCAGCATTACCATTATACTCAATTGTTTTTACAAGAGAATTATCTACTCGACACAGTCCATCAGGTACTCGTTTGATAGATATTTCAGCAGCCGTGTAAGATGTTCCATTTGGTGGTGAGATTTCATTTTTCGCAGAGTTATAGCTTACGTAATCAACATAGCCAGCAACTTGACCATAAATATTTTTTAAAGCCACAGACTGTGGGTTCTGATGATTACGGTATACGCCATTGCCAACATTACAGTAAGTACCCGCAGCAATAGATGACATAGCTCCATTAGCAGCCCCTAGCTCCAAAACATCAGTTTTTATCCCCGTTGCTGACTTGATGATTGGATTTCCCATATATGCCGTAGCTGTCTGCCCTACAGCTGGTTTGATAACCTCCACAGGAGTTCCCACAGGACGAGGTATATTTGGAGCGCAACCAGTCAAAGCCCCAGCAAGAGACATCGATAAAATAATCTTATTGGCTTTCATACATTCCCTATATATTTTTGATTTTACGGTACAACATCTTTGCTGATCATATGGTTATAGAAGGGCTTCATCAACATTTAGGTGAAATGTAAATCTTAAAACATTGGCTGGAATCACTAAACTAGTGCGCCAGCTGTCGTCCCCCAGACCTGCTGCATAATCTCCATCACTCGCTTTTTGTCTTCATCCAGTTTTAACCCACTCAGCTTGACGCCGTTGGCGCTGCCCTTGCGGATACGAATTGCTGTTTTTGGGTACAGAGGGCGCAAATTACGGTAAAGCTCGGTTTCAAGAGCGTCCAGTATGGACTGGCTAATCTTCTGCTCTTTATCGATCATTATTTCAATGCGCATACAGATTCCCTTTAACTGGTTACGTCCATAGACCTGATGTATTCATGGCTGCGAATTTTTGCCATCAGCTCGTCTGTCAGTTCGGATACCCACTGGATAGCCAGCCGCTTCTCTTCGTCGCTGCACTCACTAGCCGCCACAAGCTTGATAAAAAAATCAATGCGCTGGAGCTTCAACGACTCCAAAAGATAGTCCTGCATCTTCCCTCCTTTCACTGCTACGGAACACAATGCTGTATATATAACCACTGTTTATAATTACAAGTATATTAGGAAGCTAGAAATGTAAAACTCTTTTTATCTGTCAATTAGATAGCCCTGACACCGATCAATAACCGCATAAATTATTAACCCGCGTCAGCCGTACCATTGCCGCCATCTATCATCTTCCTGCAACCGCTGGTTACGGTAAAAATACGCAACCCAGCCCCGGATGGAATACTGCCGCCACGCAGAAGCAAATCAATCTCCGATGCACTACCTTCAAACCCTCTGGCAGTCAGTTCTGCCTTAAGCTGCAGGCGCTGCTGCTCCGAAATATTCTGTTTGTATACTGTTTTCCGCTTCGGTTTTACCAGTCTCAACCTGGCGGTAAGTTCCCGCCGTTCCTTCTGGCCCATATTGTGGAGATAATCCTGCAGTTCCTTCTCATTCATGGTTTTAATATCGGGCAGATCCCCCCCTGATTTGTTCGTATTTTCAACAGGGGGACAGTTATTGCCACGAGTCCAAGGGGCACAAGCGCCCTGGTCGGCTGTCGCCTCCTGAACGTCAACGGCCTTACGAACCTTTTTCCACTTCATCGCGTGCGTGCAAATCTTGCCCTCTATAATCGGGGACCAGATGCCATAGATACGGATACCGTGATCGCCGTAGGCGCTCGGTTCGTCGTTAAGCTCATAAGCCGTACGGACAAGGTGATGTTTGCGGGGAACCAGTACACCGCCCTGCTTCATGATGTAAGTGGCAAAGCAACCCGCATCTGCAGCTGCCAGTACCGCATCCAGACGCGGGTTATCCAGTACCGGTGCACCCGCTTTGCGCTCGCCCTGCACTCTCGCCGCCTGACCAGCCAGCAAGCGCAGCTCACGGTATGCCTGACGCCCCGGAATACCAAAGAAACGGAATTGCTGGACACGGTGCAGTGACGCCCAGGCACAGACATGCTCGGCGCTGTCACGCAATGATCTGCCGGTTTCTTTGCTGATTTCTTTAGCCAGCCCGCGCCCGTCGATGTTCTTACTAATGTATTTGGCGATGTAGCTGGTCGGTGTACCCTTGCGCGGGTTGATTAGCTCGGACTTGAAGCGCGGGCCGGTATTGGTGCCCAGTTCCTCGCGGTCTTCACGGATGGCGAACTTACGCAGCAGCGCGGTGATGGAACGACGGTCTTTTTTGCGCATAAAGCACAGAAGATGCCAGTGCACGGTGCCGTCATGGTGCGGCTCTGCAACGCGGACGCCGTACCAGCGCAACCCGGCCTTGTGCATGGCCTTGCGGAAAGCGGCGAACGTATCAACCAGATAATCACTGCTCTGCCGAACAGTGGCACAGGTCCACTTCGGATTAGGTCTGCCGTTGTTGAGGGTTGCGTGGAAGCGTGACGGGCAGGTGATGGTATAGAACACCGCGCAGTCTCCGCGCATTTCCGCTATCAGTTCCAGCCCCTTAACACAGGCCATCATTTCATTACGGCGGTGTGCCGGGTTGCTGTTGCTGGCGTTCACCACATCTTCCATGTCCAGCGTGTCGCCATCTTCATTGACCAGCTCATGCGAGCGGAAGAACTCCAGCGATTTTCGGCGCTGCTCGCGTTTGTGGATCACAGCTTCATAGCTGACATACGGGGACGCTTTCTTGTTTACCAGGCAGACGGCGCGCAGCTGTTCCTCCCGCCACTCGCAGCGCATCTGCCACAATTTGCGATACCACCAGTCCGCGCACAACATACGCGCCAGCGATGGTGGGATCAGTTCATAAGGCACCGGCTTGCGGCGGTACTTTTTGCGGCGTAGCTTCTCAAACGCTGGCGGGATGACCTCAAGGCGCATGGCTTCTGCAGCAACCCTTTCCCATGCCTGGCGGATTTCTTCTGGTTTTACATCATCGCTGACGAACAGATCACCGCAGGACGCATCGAGACACATGCTCATATGTGCCGCAACCAGCGTGGATAGGCGTTTGACCTGATCCTGATTCATTTCAGGGAGTACCAGCAGCCCCTCCAGCCCGTCGTGGCTCGCCATGAACCGGAAAGACGCAGACACCTGGCTGTCACGCACGCGCTCCAGCCGCTCAAGACACGGCCTGATTGTTTCGCGCAGGTAGCGGAAATAAGCTTTTGCTCTGCCCAGGCTATGGAAATATTTAATCCGTTCAAGTAGTGGCTTGCTGATATGCGCCGGTTGGGCGCCCACATCGGCAATAATGACCAGATCGGGATTAAAACGCTGCTGCTCACGCGCCGTTTTGGCATGGCTAATCAGCCGATCCTGCTCCATTTCACGCTGGACAGGATCACGGGATTCATTGAAGAAATAGCGTTCCCAGACCTCATCGCTCAGCCTCTCACGGCGCAACTGCTCCTGCTCGTTATCCGCAGCGTAAAGAGCGATCAGGTTTGAAAGCGCAGACTCCGGCGCAACTTCCGCCGTGTCCAGATACGGGTTAACCGCTTTTTTGGGGTATTCCATGGAAAGGCTGCGGCGGCCTCATTCGAGCCGCCGGTGGTTTGTACATAATGTAATGTGATTTTACTCACTGCCACGCCCGCACCTCAGTTTCCACCGAGATATCAGGACCAGACGCCAAATCAACACCAAACCAGCATGCTGATTTTGTGGCGATGATTTCTACTGCAGTTTTACTATCACCGGCAGCCACGCCCATGCTGCGCTTAGAGGTTATACGATGGCGAGTAAAATCACGATAAAGCGAACGGGTCAGAGACGTATCGCTGTTGGACACGATAACCGGATGACCTTCTGATGACCGGTGTTCAAGAATAGACGCCAGATGGAACTGATCATTCTCTGTAAAACCAGCTGTGTGATATCCGTTAAACGTGCCGTCATATGGTGGATCGCAATAGACAACATCACCCGTTTGCAGCAGTGCCAGTGTCTCGTCATAGCTGGCGCAGATAAACGTTGCGCGTTTTGCTTTTTCTGCAAATGCACGTATTTCGTTTTCAGGGAAGTACGGCTTTTTATAATTACCGTAAGGAACATTAAAATAACCGTCCAAGTTATAGCGACACAGTCCGCGATAACCATGGCGATTTAAATATAAGAAATACAATGCCCGTTCAATTGCGCCACCATGGCGCAAGTTAAACTCCTGTCTCGTCTTATAATATGCCTCTGGATCATTACGGGCTTCAAAAAGATATCTGCCCTCTTTGATGAAGTATTCAACATCATTCTTAATCACCTGATAGAGATTAATCAGGTCTGGATTAATATCCGCGACAAGATAATGAGGATAGTCTGTCTCTATCATCACAGCGCATGAACCCGCGAAAGGTTCAACCAGTCGCGGGCCTGCTGGGAGGTGTTTTTTCAGTTCTGCCATGATGGCGGTTTTATTACCCGCCCATTTCAGGATGGTGCTCATACAGCACCTCCGTTGTAGTGTTTGCCTTTCAGCTCTGCGATTTCCTGACAGGTGATGCAGCACTGCACGCCCGGAATGGCGCGGCGGCGTGCTGGCGGGATCGGTGCATCGCAATCAATGCAGAGAACACGGGAAACGCCCGGCGTTTTATTGCGGGCGGTATGGATGTGGCGCTGGCGTTCTTCTTCAACGCGCTGCTGTACGAGGTCCATTGAATCAGCCATCAGTGGATCTCCTGCGCTTCGTTCTGAATCTTCACCGCTTCTTGACGCAGCAGCTCAGCCCCTTCCGTGTGGTTAAGCTGACGTGACACGATATGGGCAGCCAAAGAGTCCAGACGTGCTGCCATCAAATCAGCGCGTCCACGGCGTTCTTCCATGCGCGCATCAGTCAGCAACTGATTAAGGCCAGCATCATCTGGTCCGGTTTTAGTGATACGGGTTTCAATATTTCGCATTGTTGTTTCTCCTGAATTTGGGCAATAAGAAGCCCGGCGGGTTTACGCCATTAATTTCTGTTGCGGGTTAATTCGGCATGGTTAGCCGTTTTGGAAATAAGCTCACCACTGCACGAAAATGATTCATTGCTTTAATCAGTTCCCGCTTTTCGTCAGTAGTCAGATCACTAATATTGACGCTATGACGTTCTGCTGGAATCTTTGCCATATAGAATATGGCTGCCAGTGCCCTCTCATTTTGTTTATTGTTAACATCCCTTTGGTCGCGCATATCTTCAATGAACCTTTCAAGCTCCGACTCAATATTCAGGCCGAACACTTTTGCGCGTAATTCAGCAATATGATTCAACCCATCCAGGCGTTTGCCGGGGCTTAATGGAACTGTCGCCACCGGGCCATCAATAGCCATTCCCCCTCCTATCTCGTCGTACATATACCTATTTGAAGTTGTGCCGGGAATTTTTTCACACGCCCGGCGCGTGCCTTAGTGGTAGACTATTTGCGCCAACAATCACCTACCCCTCGAAGGAGAAACCTGATGTCAGACTCTGACAACTTCCATGTATTGCCTCGTCCTGCCCCTGCACCTAAGCCAGAACCGGGGCAAGATAAAAAATAGGAATCCGGCATGACTAAACAAAGCTCCGAATATTTCCAGTTGCATTACTGCTATTACCTTGAGCTTATGACAGCGACACTTCACGGTAGGGCTGACAAATTGATGACTGCTATTCAGATTATTAGCGGTACTGCTGTCATAGCCGATACCGGGCTGGAATGGGTATTCGCTTTGCCCGTTGTTGTAATCGCAACAATTCAACTTGTGTGGCAACCCGCAATTATTTCCGAGCGTGCTAGCGTACAAAGCCGTCAGTACGGTGAATTGCTTTATGCTGGGGATGAATTGACCCCGGAGCTGATTGCACAAAAATTGAAAACACTGCATCACTCTGATTCCGCACCTTTCGGTTCTTTGTTAAATCCAGCCTACAAAAGAGCAGCTATTGCATGTGGTCGGTCTGACGACACTAAGCTCAGCTTCCAGGAAAAGCTTTTCGCCTGGTTTGCAGGATGCCTGCCACGTTAAAACTTAGACGTTGTAGCAATCTCTTTTTACCTATTCCCCGGACAGCCTGCTGCCGGGGAGACAGTTCAATACATGGATGCCACTTTTTTCCGCAAGGTAAATAAATCCAGCCGTGACCGTAGTGCATTGCTGGGCTTTGCTTAACGAGAAGTGATGCAAAAGATGGTTCTCTAGTCAGCATAGCCACCTCAGATCAGACCGAATGAAGCGCCGAGGCCCGTCACGCTATCCACCGCGCTTGCCATCGCCGGGTTAGCCTGCAAACGTGCCTGTATGGAAACGGCAGCCTGTGCCATTAGGCGAGTAACAGAGTTGATGCTACTGATAACATCGCGGCGGCCTGCAGTAGTTTTCACATCACCCGATACTGCGCCTGCAGCTACACGCCCAATCTCCGCAGTTGCACTCATGACGTAATGCGGCAGTTTCTCTTTTGCCACCTCATTAATTGGTACACATGGCAGGCAGTGAATCTGTGCCAGAAAGCCATCTACCAGCGTTGAATCTTCAGTTAGATCGGTAAGCAGCCAGATTTCTGGTGCGGTGAGCTGATGCGGTTGATCTGGGTTGAGTTTGTTTCGCAGTGTCTGAACATTCATTCCTGCACGTTCTGCCAGCTTCGCCATATTGTGACGTAGTGCAAAAGCTCTACAGGCTTCATCAAAATGCGGATGTTTGGAAATCTTGTAATCAAACATGCTGCCCCCTTAGAAAGTTCCCATAATTGAACTTACTTACCAACAATGACGCGGAAGTTGGAATGTCCGAGGGATTCGCGGACCTGATCGGTTTTGTACATCAGATAACGCAGGCTTACACGACCTTTGTTTTTTCTTTCTTGACCATGTACTTAGCAAGTTGACCATGGTGAATTTTTTGGTAAACAGAGCCGCGGGAAATACCTTCCCATTCCGCGAACTCTGCAGGCGTAGCCATCTCTTTTGGTACACGAATTGAAATATCAGTACTCATAGTGCAGTATCTCTTGGTTTGGTTTCGTTTTATCTTGTTTTATGTGGTTTGGTTTTGCTTTTCAAACCATGAATGGATGTTAAGATCACTTTTTATATGCGTCAAGAGGTTTGATTATGAGTTTAATCAAGGCGGGGAATGATAGTGGTGGGCGCGATGCGATTAACAGGCTTATTAAGGCTTACAACTTCAGCTCACGACAGCAGCTCTGCGAACATCTGGAAGTATCAAAAAGCACTATGGCTAACAGATACTTAAGGGATAGCTTTCCTGCCGAATGGGTAATTCAATGCGCCCTTGAAACAGGAGTTTCTCTTCTATGGCTGGCTACTGGTCAAGGAGATATGTATGCGTGTGAGAACGAAGAAAAAAATCTCAAAAATGAACCTCCTGTCACTGTAAGACCACTTTCTAAGATCGTTGCTCCTAGCATCAAACGTGTTGAACTGAAGAACGGCGAACTGCAGCCAAGTGATGAAATTCTTCTTGATAGCAGCCTACTAGATGGTGACTCATCCAACGCTTTATTTGTTAAAACAGCTAATGATAGCTTTGTAGTGGATACGTCTGTTAAACAAGTCAGTAATGGCTTCTGGTTAGTCGATATGGACGGAGTTAAAAGCATCGTCAAAATTGCGCGCATACCCGGAAACAAAATAGTAGTTAACCAAGATGACACTTCATTTGAATGTTCTGTAGATGATGTGGAAGTCGTAGGACGTGCAGTCAAAGTAATCAAAAACCTCTAACTTATGACCATCAGAAAACAGCCAAACGGTAAATGGTTGTGCGAGTGCTATCCCAATGGACGCAATGGCAAGCGCGTGCGTAAGCAATTTGCCACGAAAGGCGAAGCCATAGCATTTGAAAACTTCACCATGGACGAAGTAAACAAAAAGCCATGGCTTGGTGAGAAGGAAGATCGGCGGCGATTATCAGAAGTGATTGAGCAGTGGTATTCCCTATATGGTCAAACACTCGCAGACCCCAAACGCCTGATGGCGAAACTTAGAATTATCTGTAATGGTCTAGGCGATCCCATCGCCTCTGAGCTGACAGCAGGTGATTTCACAAAATATCGGGAAGCCAGATTAAAGGGGGAGGTCCAAAATGAAGACGGCTCGTTCATGTCACCCGTTAAACCTCGCACAGTTAATCTTGAGCAGCGTAACCTGTCATCGGTGTTCGGTACATTGAAAAAGCTAGGGCACTGGTCCGCACCAAACCCGCTGGCAGGGCTTCCAACCTTCAAAATTGCTGAAGGTGAATTGGCTTTTCTTTCCACGGACGAAATCAAACGCCTGCTTAATGCCTGCGCCGAATCTCAAAACACCAGTCTACTAATGATTGCAAAAATATGCCTGGCTACTGGTGCGCGATGGAGTGAAGCAGAAAACCTGCAGGGCCATCAGTTATCAAAATACCGGATCACCTATACCAAGACAAAAGGTAAGAAAAATCGTACCGTGCCGATATCTCAAAATCTGTATGATGAACTCCCCAAGAACAGAGGGAAACTATTCACACCGTGCAGAAAAGCCTTTGAACGAGCAGTAAAGCGAGCAGGCATCGAGCTACCAGAGGGCCAATACACCCACGTGCTGCGTCATACATTCGCCAGTCATTTTATGATGAATGGCGGGAATATTCTGGTTCTGCGCGATATTCTTGGTCACTCAGATATTAAAATGACAATGGTTTACGCTCATTTCGCCCCAGAACATCTTGAAGATGCTGTGACCAAAAATCCTCTGCACAATTTATAATGGTGAATAATCGTGATTAAAAATATAGAAATTCAATCAGATGCTGTTGCTAAATTGAGAATGGACTCTATTCGTTCAGAAATTCAAAGTTATAACCCAGAATTATTCATTGAATTCTGCATGCAATATAACCTACAAAAATTTGATGATAATTTACACATGCTGCGTCATATGCCGTGGATAGTAAACTTATGTTTAAAATGGTCAGCATCTGTAATAGGCAAGAATAGAAAGTTCAAAACCCTTACAAAAAATCAAGCCATCAACCTATTTCAAAAAGCCTATGAAACTTTAAGCATCATCCCCATTGGTCTTGAAAAGAAAAACGGAGTGCATTTTTTTCTAAGAAATAATTTATACCAGCAAGGTATTTATCAAAAAATTGACGCAATAAACTCCATAAGCAGACAGGTATTTTTATTCTCACAACTCGAAAACACTCATAAAATAAAGACATCGTTTTTCAAGTTAACAAACATTTCAATTGATGATTTTTTAAAACTATCTTACGTTTTAATATCACTAATAACAACGGAACATCCCGTAAGAAAAATAAATGTTAATAGTTTCAGTATATTATTCCCTATTTTACCCAAAGATACCGTAGAGAAATTTCTCGATGCTATCTCAATAAATTACAGTGAGTTATCAAAATTTTCAAAATCCAAGACATTTGAAAAGCCTTTGTTAGAATACTATTCATCTTCACCGTACTTAGAAAATCCTTTAATCAAAAAAGATTCTGATTATTTCCAGATACATGCACAACTAACATCAAGAAGCATACAAACATTTATATATGACCTTTTAAGAAGAACTGACGCCGAAAAATTCATGGACAGTTTTGGAACTGTATTCGAAAGAGCATTAGGAAAAATTATTCAAGAGAGTAACATTCCTGTTATCACAGAGGATTGTCTTAAAGAAAAGTTACCCAAAGATAATAAAGTAGTTGACTTTTTGTTTCCACACGCGAATGCAAATATATTCATTGATGCCAAGGGGGTTGAAATACATCAGAAAGGCATGGTTACTTTACGGCCAGAGGATATTGAAGGAAAAATAAAAAAGTCTGTTTTAAAAGCTATCGAGCAAGCTCATGAAGTTAACAGAGAAATTTACTTAGACGATAAAGCAACAATAACCCCATTCAGGAAAGAATCTTTTGTGATATGCATTACATATAAAAACTTATTCTTAGGTAATGGTACATTCCTTGCCAGCACGTATGCAGAAACTGAGATGCTAAAGATATATGATAAATTCAATACTGACTACCATATACCTAAAGAAAATATATTTTGCTTAGCTTTTGATGAATTTGAGTACCTTGTTGCATCCTGCAAAAATGCACATGTGCCCCCTCATATGGTTCTGCAATACGCAGTTGAAAAGAACAAAGAACCATCCAGTGCAGCTTTTCTTTTTTCCCAACATATAGAAAGCTATTTTGATAGAGTTATTAATTCTGATGTAGTAAATGAGATGGGAATAAAAATGGTTGACTCAGTTCTGGAAAAAATTTCCCAAAATGAAAACTAACAATCAAATACAGTGGCGGCACTTTGGCGGCAGAGCATTAAAAATGCATAAAACGGACAAACATCAAATAACACTAACACACTGTTTTTAAACGCAAATGACTGTTTTTATTATGCTAAAAATGGTATGTAGGAATTTCGGACGCGGGTTCAACTCCCGCCAGCTCCACCAATTTTTTGATATATTGAAGTTCAGTGAAGTCTATCAAGCCCGCATGGAACCAGCCTTGCGGGCTTTTTTACGTCTATAGTAGTCTACCAAGAATTGCTAGAATCTACTCGTTATGGCACCCTTTTTGGGACCCAACACAAAGGGTCCAAAACATGAGGGTCCCAAACATGGCAAAAATCGCTAAGAAGCTCACTGACACTGAAATCAAAAGCACCAAACCTGCCGAGAAAGAGGTTAACCTTTTTGACGGCGATGGTTTGCTCCTGCGAATCGCCCCCTTGGCGAAGGGAGGAAAGAAAAATTGGTATTTCAGATATGCAGTGCCTGTGACCAAAAAGCGAACTAAGGTGAGCTTAGGAACCTATCCTCACCTTACACTTGCGAAGGCACGAGCTTTACGTGATGAGTATTTGTCGTTGCTTGCAAATGGTATAGACCCACAAGTTCATAACACCCACAAAGCCAATGCCCTTAAGGATGCCACGGAACATACATTTCAAGCAGTAGCCAAGAAGTGGCTTGATGAGAAAGTCAAAACGTCAGGCATCTCCCAGGATCATGCTAACGACATCTGGCGAAGCCTAGAGAGAAATATCTTTCCAACGTTGGGTGATACCCCCATTAAGGAGATTCGCCCTAAAATGCTTAAACAGCATTTAGAACCTATAGAAAAACGAGGTGTGCTTGAAACACTTCGCCGCATCATATCCCGCCTGAATGAAATTTTCCGCTATGCAGCAACAGAAGAACTCATAGAATTCAATCCGGCTGACAACCTGGGGCAACGGTTCAGCAAGCCAAAAAACAGAATATGCCAGCATTACCCCCTTCCGAACTCCCCCGCTTCCTGGTTGCTCTAAACAATGCTTCTGTCCGTTTAGAAACAAGGCTACTGATTGAGTGGCAACTTCTCACATGGGTTCGCCCTGGTGAAGCTGTTCGCACAAGATGGTCAGATATTGATATAGAAACCGGCATGTGGAACATCCCGGCGGAGTTTATGAAAATGAAGAAACCTCACAAAGTTCCACTGAGCAAAGAAGCTTTGCGAGTCTTGGATTCAATGAAAGCCATCAGCGGGCATAGAGAGTGGGTTTTTCCCAGTATCAAAGCTCCACTCAATCACATGCATGAACAAACAGCTAATGCGGCTATAATCCGTATGGGCTTCGGAGGTGAGCTTGTAGCTCATGGTATGCGATCAATCGCCAGAACGGCTGCTGAGGAGTGTGGCAAGTTTAGAACTGATGTCTTAGAAGCCGCCCTTGCCCACTCGAAAAAAGATGAAATAATTGCAGCCTACAATCGTGCAGAGTATCTCACAGAACGTGTGGTTCTCATGCAATGGTGGAGTGACTATGTTTCGTCTCAAAAATACAAAGTTATTGCCGCATAACTCTTCGATGATGGGTTAACTATCTTGATTTATTTGAAGAATTAATGATCACACCATTAAACTATGTGGACTAAGCATAGCCGTTTACAAATGGTTACCTTGAGGCCAAATAACAAAAGCTGTCGGTCATATCAACTAAATAATTCACATCTCTTCTCGATTATCATACACCTCGAAGATCTACCAAATTCGCTCTAATCAATGATAAAACAGTTGAATTCGGTTAAAATTTGATCAATTTTATCCTCTACATTGTATTGAATCATCCATGAGGTTTCGTGCATGGCTAGCGAAAATGACAAAAATCATAGAGTTAGGGTCGCACAGTACTTGAGGATGTCTACCGACCATCAGCAATATTCTTTACATAATCAGTCCGAATATATCAAAGATTATGCTGAAAAGAACAATATGGAAATCGCTTATACCTACGATGATGCAGGTAAGAGCGGAGTCAGTATCGTAGGCAGGCATTCTTTGCAGCAGTTACTTAGCGATGTAGAACAAAAGAAAATAGATATTCAGGCTGTATTATTTTATGATGTGAGCCGTTTTGGTCGTTTTCAAAATAGTGATGAAGCTGCATATTATTCCTTTCTATTTGAGAGAAATGGTGTAGATCTTATATATTGTTCCGAACCTATACCCACTAAAGATTTCCCTTTAGAGTCCTCTGTTATACTGAATATAAAAAGATCTAGTGCTGCATATCACAGCAGGAATTTATCTGAAAAGGTATTTATAGGGCAAGTAAATTTAATAAAGCTTGGTTATCATCAAGGCGGTATGGCTGGTTATGGGCTGAGACGTCTTTTAGTAGACGAAAATGGCATAGCTAAAGAAATATTGAGTTTCCGCAAAAGAAAGAGTATTCAAACAGATAGGGTAATATTAATTCCGGGACCAAAAAATGAAATAAAAATTGTAAATAGAATCTATGATCTCTTTATAGATAATAATGTGCCAGAATTTATTATTGCTGAGAGATTAAATGAACAGAACATACCTGCAGAAAATGGAACATTATGGACTCGTGCAAAAATACATCAAATTTTGACAAATGAAAAATATATTGGAAACAATATATATAACAAAACCTCATCTAAACTAAAAAGTAGGCTTGTAAAAAACCCCAAACATGAATGGGTTAGATGTGACAAGGCATATAAACCTATTATTTCAAAGAAAAAATATAATAAAGCTCAAGAAATAATTCAGCTCCGATCCATTCATTTGACTAATGAAGATCTATTAGAAAAACTAAAACAAAAATTAGAATCTAATGGAAAACTATCAGGCTTTATCATTGATGAAGATGATACAGGCCCTTCATCTTCTGTTTATAGAACCCGATTTGGTGGTCTTTTAAGAGCATATACTTTGATTGGTTATAAGCCAGATCATGATTACAGCTATCTCAAAATAAATGAAGCACTAAGATCATTTTACTCAGAGATAATTGAGGATTTTAAGGGTGAAATTTTAAAAAGTAACTGTCATATAGACGAGTATAAATATGCCCCAATGCTTTACATCAATGACGAGTTTTTAATTTCCGTCCTTGTTACTAAATGCATACATATGAAATCAGGTAAACTTAGATGGAAAGTCCGGTTTGATAACTCACAGAAAGCAGACATAACAATTGTTATACGAATGAATTCACAAAATATTTCACCTCTTGATTTTTATATCATACCAAAGATTGAAAACGAATATAGTAAAATGTGCATGACGGAAACAAACAACATTCGATTAGATCTCTATAGATTTGATAATCTTGATAAACTTCTACAAATTATTACTCGCATGAAAGTGAGGGAACTATATGCTGCCTGAAAAAAATGAATTCCCAATAATTCAAATTGAGATTGCAAAAATAAAATTTCTTAACCCACGGACAAGAAATAAGGTAGTGCATGAAGAAATAAAGGAAAGCATAAAAAAAAGAGGGTTAAGCAAGCCTATAAGCGTAAGAGCTATTGATGAAGACGATTTCAAATATGCTTTAATTTGTGGTCAAGGGAGAATAGAGGCTCTCGTTGCATTAGGTGAAACTATTATTCCAGCAATTGTAAGAGATGTATCAGAAGAAGATGCTTACGTTATGAGTTTAGTTGAAAACATTGCAAGGAGAAGACCACGTTCTAATGAGTTATTACAGGTGATTAAAGACATGAAAATCAGAGGACTTTCAGACTCCGAAATAAGTGAGATTACTGGATATTCATCGAACTGGGTAAGCAGTATTAATATGCTACTTGATAAGGGAGAGCATAAACTTCTCTCAGCAGTCGAACGGGGTAATTTGCCTCTGTATCTTGCAGTGCAATTTGCAAGATGTGAAACTGAGGAAGCACAAGATATTCTTACCGAAGCATATGATAAAAAATTAATAAAAAGTCGGGACATTATAAAGATAAAACACATTCTAAATCAAAGAACAGTTGGGAATAAAGGTGCAAAAGCAGCCGGATTTTATTATCACAAACCATCAAAAAGGATGACTGCAGAGGAGTTGATTGAGCTTTATGAAAATAGTATCGCTGAACATAAATCTGTTTATAACAACTCAAAATTCATAAAAACCAATCTACTAATAGTAAATGAGATTTTTAACATCATAATGATGAATAAAAGCTTTCAACATATACTTGAACAAGAGAATCTTTCAGAACTACCATCTCAGATATTAAACCCAGTAAACAAAGAGGTATCAAAATGATTCAGATACGTTTTGGCGATAATTTTATTTACCTGGAAACTAATAAGTTAATTCCATCTAAGGAATTATTAGAAAACGTAAAGCGAAGCCATAAATACCATCAAATAGTTACCTCCATCGAAAGCTTAGGTATTATTGAACCAATAATAGTGTTCTATGACAAAGATAAAGATGTCACTAAGATACTTGATGGCCATTTAAGGGTTGAGGCTTTAAAAGACTTAGGTATAGAAAAAGCTCCATGTATACTTTCGAGCATAGATGATGCTTTCACTCCTAACAAACAAGTGAATCATATAAATGTAGTTGAAGAACATAGAATGATAATTAAGTCTCTGGCAAAAGTATCAATTGAAAAACTTAGTGCTGCTTTGGGCATATCTGTTGATGCCATAAAAGATAAAGCTAATGTGATGAACGGCATAGATCCAAGTGTAATTGCGAAACTTTCTGATAAACCTATACCTAAGGCTACATTTGACGTTTTGAGGAAAATGAAGCCAATTCGCCAAATTGAAGCAGTCGGTACAATGATTAATTTTGATAATTATAGTAAAAAATTTGCAATGAGCATCTTGGATGCAACACCGGCATCGATGATAGTAAATAAAGGGAAAAACACTCCCTATAAAAAGGATATAAAAAAAACCATACTTCGTCTGGAACAAGAAATGGCAACAACTTCGGAAGAAACGAAAAAGCTTCAAACCGAGTATGGTTCAGATATGTTGAAATTCGTTATAATCCAGTCATATATTAATAAATTACTTGGCAACTCTAAAGTTCTTCATTGGTTCTTAGAAAACGAGGTTGATTATCTTAATGAGTTAAAAAGAATTTCTAGAATAAATTCTTTGGATGATAAGACTCTTACTGAAAACAGCAAATCATAGTCATGGTTTTATATAGCCTAAATAAACCAAGAAATATACTTACACAACGACCTTCACGCCGAAGAAGCTGTCAGATACGCCAGCAACCAAAGCATTACGTTTAAGTGTCAGTCATTTATACGAAGGGATAACTGCGCCGGACATTGAGTCGAATAAAGGCTGGTAGAGAGGGACAGTTCTGTGTCACCGGGAGATTAGTCAGAAACATCAGCGGCAGAACATATGAACCAGCAATTGGTAGTGCACAGAAAAACTCTCCAGTATTTAATTATTCAACTTAACACTAAAAAAAATCACATAGTTAATATCATAATTTTTCTTTGGTCTACGTATGCGAGAGACATTGTGGCTTTAACCGGGTATTAGGAGTCGTTTCAGATAAAAGATGTTCTTCGATTCGACTGGACTTGGTAATAGCAATAAGAAATCGTTAATATTGAAGGACGAAAGGCTACTTCAAAACAAAGTAACCTTTCCAATATCCCAATATATGGGACAAGTGTTACATTAACTGCACATAGTGCAGGATACATATGACATAAAACTTTTTATTTATGGCATACATTATAAATAACTTGTATTTTATGAATGTCAATAGGTTCTTTAAAATAATTAAATTGATTGTTTTTATTATAGCTTCGCTTGTACAAGCGAAGATCCTATTGTTCTTGAATGAATAATGCAAATTATAAGAGAAGCAAGGGCTAACCCTGCGAAGCCGCTGCGCTTGCTTCTCCGGATTGCCCTTGCTTTTCTTCCCTTCGGTCAGAAAAGAAAATCAGGCCGGAGCTACCTATCTGCAATGCTGCTCATTCTACTGATACGTTTATACTGTGCACGTTCTTCTGCATGCTGTGTAAACTCACCATATAAGTTTCCCCACATTATTGCGAACTTCAAACTAATATCTGAGACGCATGCCAAATCACAATCGATTAGAATATCAACCTGTGGTCGATTTAAACATTTTTTTATTTCTATTATTATATTCTAAAACTCGATAATTAACTCTTATATTCATAGAGAACAGTATTGCATTAGTCATATTAAAAAAATTAAAAATAAATTTGAAAAACAAAAATTCATCGATTATTGTTATTTTACATTATAAAAAAAGGAGAAATAACATGAACCAAAAATCACAAAATAATAATACCCTTAACCTTTTTAAAATAAAATCACCTGCAGAGCTCAAAAAACTATTAAAGACAGGGATAGATATAAATACGCTCAATTCCTCGAACCAGAATGCTTTGTTCGGCTGCAGATACCCGGAACTTATGAAAGCAATGATTAGCTCCGGAATAAATATCAACCAGACTGACATACTGAATAAAAACGCACTTTTCTATACGCCCTCTCCTGAAACCCTGAGCGTGCTGGCTGAACACGAGATTGATATCAACCATACGGATAGCTTGGGCAGAAATGCGCTTTTCTACACCAGTGACGCTGAATCAGTTCAGTTACTGGTAAAAAATGGTATCAGGATAAACCACTCTGAACTTGAAGATAAAAAATGCGCTTTTCTTTGCAACCAACGAAAGCTCAGCCAGAGAACTCATCGACAGTGGTATTGATATTAACCACACTGACAGCTATGGAAGAAATGCCCTTTTCTACGTCTGTGAGGCTGACGTTAAGCGTTTGCTGATTAAGAAAGGTATCAATGTTAACCAAAGGGATATATATGGTCATAATTCCATTAACATTATCGGCATAGATGCTGACTTACTGGATGTTTATTTCGCTGCGGGCCTTGATCCTGACATACAGGATCGAAATGGGAACAGCTTAATTTTTCACCCTTATAAAAAACAATTACAGACATTTTAATAAAAAATGGCTGTGATATAAATCAAGTTAATAACAATGGGGAAACCGTCTTTGAATACATACAGACCATGATATTCAGCAACTCTCAACTTGATCAGTGTCTCAGCGTGCTTACGCCTTTCATTAACCTTATTAAATCCAGACCATTAACTTTTAATCGTCTTACTTTTGGCTGCCTTGAGCTTATTAAAATATTGCAAAGTCAGGATATTGATTACAAAATTAATGAGCGGTGCGTAGTAAAATACCCCAACAAAGACATTAAAAAATTCATTACTGAAGCACAGAAAGTCATTGATTTCCGCCATGTCAATCTGTGTTCATGGTATGACACCCCGCTTGTCAGTTTAAAAAATAAGGAAATTATTAAATGGTTTATAAGAAACAATGTTAAGGTAAACATTAATGATATTGAAGAACAGGACATACGTACTGAAATCCTTGCCTATCTTGCACTGAGGGAAAATAAAGAACTCAAAACCGTTATTAACCCGAATATAAAAAATACTGCCAGTAAAAAAAGACTATAAAATTCAGCCCCCCCCTCTCTTCTAAGTCTGAAAGGTTTTATTTCATGATAACTCAGCTTATAAGTCCTCTTGGGTATACTATTTGTCAAATGGTATACCTTTTTTAATCCAACTAATTAAATATTTACCCCACAACAACTTGACTTATTCACTTCATCGGTTATCTGTAGTAATAAACATGCAATAAAAGGATAACTATGAACAGTGACATGAGTAATGATGATGATATAACCAGAGTATCAAAACGCGGTAAATTCCATACTGACAAACTTCCTGAGAATGAAATACGACATCACTGCATCAGTGTCAGATTAAATGAAGAAGAGTTAATTATTCTCGACAGTAAGAGAGGCCAGTATAAAAAGGGAGAATGGCTCAGGATGGCTTCACTGAATAAACTCCCGCCGGTTCTGCCTGAAATCAATCGTGAAGCATGGATTAAACTTGGCAGCCTTTCACAGGATTTAAACCACCTGCTTAGTCATCTCGACAGCAAAAGCCCTGACAGCGAACTGACCCGTACAGAGCTCTTTGCCCTGCGCAGACAAATCAAAACTCTTCGCGATCACCTAATTCCTACAACCTTTCTGGAGCCAGACCGATGAAAGGCATGCAGAAAATAAAAAGGGGTAAACAGTTTGCAGGCGTGGTGCTATACAGCCTCAAATCCGGCCCACACCACAACGTTATGCCTTATGTCATCGGTGGTAATATGACCGGAAGTTCGGTGGCAGAGCTTATCAGTGAGTTTGAAAGTTCTAAACAATTGCGTCCCGATGTCACCAAACCCGTCTGGCATAATTCACTTCGCCTTCCAAAGGGAGAAACACTGTCAGCCAGACAGTGGGTGGCATTCGCTGACGATTATATGACCCGGATGGGGTTCACTGAAACGCACCTTCGCTGTTATATCCTTCACGACGATGCCGACGGGCAGCATATCCATATCATTGCAAGTCGCATTAACATGGTCGGTGGAAAGCTGTATCTGGGGAAAAATGAAAATCTCATCAGCACCCGCACTATCAGCGAACTGGAGCGAATACACGGACTCATTGAAACAACACCTGCAACCAGTAGTCGCCCTCAGGCTAAAAGAAAACCCTCACGCAATGAGCTGATGATGGCAGAACGAACAGCAGCTCCCTGCCCTAAGTCTCAGTTGCAGACCATGATTGATAATGTCTTAACGCATCATCCCGATTTACTGACTTTTATCGACATGCTGGAACGGAAAGGTGTGACCTGTAAACCCAATATCGCGTCGACCGGAAAAATGAATGGATTTTCATTTCAGTACCAGGGCATTGCCTTTAAAGCATCTCAGCTTGGAAAAAAGTATGGCTGGTCTTCTCTGCAAACGCAGATTGATTTTACACCAGAGCGCCTGGCGTTACTGAAAAAAGAGCAACAGCAAACTGCGCCAGTGCCAGTGCCAGTGCCAGTGCCAGTGCCATCATGCGAGCCTGAAGAACAGGTTGCAAACCGAGAAACGATTCTGGAGAAAATCCTTCAGCTTGAAGAAAAAATTCGCCTGGAAAGACAACAGGAAACAGTGAAAGTCATTCAACTCAGGAGCAAACTGCACAATACAGCTCGTCAGATCCCCCGCCAGCGTCGGCTGTATTCGTGGCTTGCATTGCTTGGCCATATTGTGGCACTTCTCAGGCGCAGGGGTATGTCTCTGTTACATGCTACTGCACATCCTTTCCACCAAATCCTGCACCTGCATCTTCTGACACCCTGTCATTCCATGACAACAAATCCCATTAAAGAACAATTAGTTAAAAATAAATTCCATCCTGCACCATAAGTTACCTAGCCCATACTTTAGTGATAGTCAATAAAATATTGATCGTTTATATAGATCGATAATCTGGTTATGATAGATACAAACTATCAACAGAGATCCATCGATCGGTACAAGCAATTTTACTAAAGCGGAGCATTCATCGAAAATGTTCAAAAATACATCACCTTAAATCAGGCCACGGAGTCATGATGGAAAATAAAACGATTAGCTGCCCCTTCTGCTTTACACAAAGCCCGCACGGCGTGCGGATTTGCAAAGGCTGCCATGCAAAAGTCGCCTACGGTGAGAGTCCGGTTAGTGTGGCATTCCTGTTTCAATTCGTGGCATTAGCTCTCGCCTGGTTAGTATTTTCATTGACTGGCAGTACTCCTGTCTCAGTCATTACGTTTTTTGCCAGCGTCATTATTCTTATCTGCATTATTAAAAAGAAATATGCAGACAGAGTTGTTTTTATACGGTGATATTAATTTCATACCACCGAAAACATAAAAATTAATATAAGAGAACTTATGAACAGATTCATGATTTCTGTGTTTTTTATTTCTTCTTTACTTATTTCTGGCTGTTCAACATCAGGCAACCAGCATCTAAAAAAAGAAACATCACAAAGTCTGCAGTCGAAAATCATCAAAAATAAAACAACGAAATCAGAAATCATTACCGCATTCGGTCAGCCCGAAACCAAAACTACACTTGATAGTGGCAATGAAGAATGGACTTACTCGATGGACAACTATCAGTTTGATGCCACCACATTCATTCCCGTGATTGGACTGCTGACAGGGGGTTCACAGACGCAGGCCAAAACGCTGGAAATCGAATTTAAAGGCGAAACGGTCAGCAAGTGGACGTTCTCTGAAAACAGCAGCAAGATGAAAACCGGTCTTATTCAATAACGTACTCTACAGTCTGGGATTATTTTATGAAAACATATGCATTTACCACACTCATCGCGTCCATTTTTTTGCTGAGCGGGTGTACCGGTGAACCGTCTGAGCAGGATATTTACACTGCGATGAAAAAGGTCGTGGAGCAGACGAATGCCATCGTTAAATCCATAGCGAGAAACGATATCACGCCTGACATGCTGCGGACGTTAAAATCAGTCAAAAAACACGACTGCGAAAAACTATCGGATAAAAGCTATAAATGCAATGTAACAGCTGTTGTCGATAACGAAAAACGCACAGCGGCTGTCACGCTGGTCAAAACGGATGATGGCTGGCAGGTCGTTGATAAGTAAGGCCACAGTAAAACAATCCCGCCTGGCAGGACACCAAACCGGTGGCTCCTGCCTTTTTAATGCCCGGTAATGTCTTGCGGGAAACGACTGGTTTATGTCACTCAGCCTTGTCCGGCGCATTTCCGCTGTCTCACAGCCTTTTCCTGACCACGGATCCTGGTGGTGTATAAGCCAGAGAACGTGCAATGCGTTTCTTTTCATACTGTGCCAGTAAATCAGCATAGATGTGCTCTGCTTCATCCAGATTGCCTGAAATATAATTCACGAGCGAATTCAGGCAATGCAGCAATGTGTCACTGTTTGCGAGTTGCCTGAGCAGAGGAGCCTTCAGGGTAGAAACGACTCCCATAAACATCTGCATGATATTATCAACGTGATAACACGAATTGCGATATTGCGCCCGTGAATAAAAATACTTCAGATGGTATCCAGCGAAAAGCACATAAAGTTTTCTGTAAAAATTATTGTCATTAACACTGTCGCGGTGGTGTGTTATATATTTATCAACAACAAATATAAACTTTTCTTCCTGAGAAGAAACACAAATATTACTCATAACCCTCTCCTTTTTTGTTTTTATAATTAAGTACTATCAGCTTTAAAATTTAAATCAATACAAAATTGAAAATATTTCATTTTAAAATGACAACTATTTATCCTGTTAATACTGGAAACAGCTTTCGCTGTTGCAATGTTGAGCCCGATCGATTGCATTACCACTTTCTTTTTTCAAAAGCCAGGTAGTTTCCAGATTTCAGATAAAACCCCTTCAGGAATTTTATTAAGAGAGTGCTACGCACCGGCTCACGCCCCCGACGACAGATATATGTAGATTATTTTTACCCGTCAGATGAAAACCCAACGTTTAATCCCCCTTGCAGCGCCGCTGAGTGCCCACAGCACTCACTCGCTGAAGCAGAAAAGATTTTTCCGAAAGGGTCCCGGCGTGAGCCGTATTAAGTTAACGGGTAAATCATGCAGTCGGGTCCGCTCTTCCGCTAAACTCAGCTTTCGGACGTTTTGCGCGAAGCTTATGCATACTGACGGCTATCTGCCATGCTACGCGAAGCGTATTTCTACTGACAGTTAAACACTGTAGAATGTTCTGAAGCCCAGTGGCGCAACACACAGGTGCGCAGGCTTCACTTAAGGAATAATATTACGAAGGAAAATCAGCAATGGCAGTGTTTATCAAAATGTGTACAAAGGAATTTTGTGTCAGTCTAAAGCAAAATTTCGGTTTCTTGTTTCTTTATCACTCTTTTATCTTGCAAATCCGCAACCAAAATTAATCAATCATTTCAAAAAGTTAAGATGACATCTGGTTATATCTTTCAGAACCAAAAATTATTAATAACATAACAGGTGATGGTGAAATTTAGCACCCTTCGTAATAACTCTGACAACCATCAATATTCCACCCCAAAAAAAATACTGAGTAATAAATATAATATTTTTTTGAATTTTTATTACTAATAATATTGACAAACAAATTTAATATGCCATATCTGTTATCACAATAATAAAAAAGGAGCCATTATGTCAAACACAAGTGTTATGTTAACTAAAGAACAAAAAGCAATTATTGCAGAAGCATTAGATGTTATGCCCGAAGATCTGGAAGAAATAAAAGTTAAAGCAAGTGCTTGTAGAAAGACATCCTTTCGTGACGATTTTTCGATGGTCTTTAAAGATAATACAGCCACACTCGCCAGAATGGATCTGACACCGACGGCATTCAGAATTGTTATTTATCTCTTCTCAGTCATTGATTATGGAAATATTATCCCTGACTTTTCACAGTCACGTACTGCCAGAGAGTTAGGACTGAATAAATCAAATGTTTCACGTGCATTCAGAGAATTATTTGAGAGGAAAATACTGATCCGTAACGCTGAAGACGGTCAGGTTTACCTGAATTCTAATTTATGTGTAAAAGGCATTCCTCATCGTTTCAATGAAGATCTGATGGATAAATTCAGTAAATCCAGACTTGAGACTGAAGATTTTGCCACTTCATTCAACTTTTATCGGGCAGGGCGCAAAACAAAGCCTGTAAAAAAATCCAGAAACAGATGTCCAACTGACGGCATACCCTTTTAAAAGACACAACAGCGCTGGTGATTTTATGCCTCACGCCAGCAAAAAATTTAACAAAATAAAGGATGTCTTTATGAAGAAAAGACTCCCTGCTTACCTATATCAGAATAAATTATCAGATGAACAACGCAATCTGAACAATACTGCTCACAATGTATTTTGGCTTCTCACATTAATCGCTTCATACACACTAGATAAAAGCACTGTTTACCTGAGCTTTCACCGTGCAACATCCATCGCATAACAGGAAGAAATACATGTCACACCAGCCCGATTTTATCAGGCTATCGATAAACTGATTGATACAATTATTATTATGCGTACTGAATTTAAATACCAGTATCGTTTAAACCCTGCATTTTTCAGTTTCCCTAAATAAACAAATTAGAAAAACATTAAAACTATCTTCCCCAAAAATACTTTCCATAGCAAACTCCGCATATCCATTATAAATTACTATCAAAAGCATATCCATTCATTTTTACATCCCTTTACCAGTAGAGTTAAAATAAAAAGGTACAGACTTATACTGTCTGTACCCATGATAATTCGTTGCAAACTTCACGAATTATTACATGTATTATTTTTTCTGATAATATTTTTTTCATTAATAATGTGCTCAATACATTTCTGCACTTCGTCATTAATGGAAACCTCAGTGCCACCTACTTCAAGTATAGCATACAGCATAAAGATAAGGACACGATGAAACTCTATCTCTCCAACTGGATCCACATAATTACGATAACTTTCAATAGCCTCATAAAAACTATCCGGTGAAGTTACAAACGCACATACAAAATCTTTATCTTCCGGCACTCTGATTGAATTATTCATTTTAACTCTCCTGTACTTATTAATCTTGAATGTCATGGTAAAAAAGTCACCATGATTCTTACCACTAACTATTGCTATTACTGCTTAATACTAAAACTTGACTGGTAATACTTATTAAGTATCAGGGGGGCCTCTGCCCATTGCTGAATAGCACCATTTTTTCTTAAACCTTGAATTTAATATTTTCATTATTAACTCCGTAATCAGGCTGCATTTTTACGTGAACGTTCAATTGCAGATGCGATCCATTCATCAACTTCGCTTTCGACAAATGCAATTGCACGCGTGCCAATTTTTATCTGTTTTGGAAATAAGCCTTCACTAATCAAGCGATAAATCCATGCTTTGCCATAGCCGGTTCTGTTCATAACTTCTGGCAAGCGAATTAGGCGGGTATTTTGATTGTTCATTTTATTTTCCCTTTGTCGTTGTGATGGGATCACTATACGGACAGTTGGGAAAAGAAAGGAGCGAGCTTCTTAACTGCAGGGTTACGATCTGCCCTGCAGTAGTAGACTTCGGGAATTCGGGATCAGTTAGAATCAGAGAGTTTCATCACATCTGAAACTCTCATATTTTTCAGGTGGGGATTTCGGTTCATGAAAAAATTGAACTGCCTAATGAAGTCTATCGTTGCAGCTTTCATCGCAAGCGGTCGATCCGAGTCTTTAATGTGATACCCTAAACGGATAGTTGTTTCTTCATCTTCATCAGTATAAAGAAGCCGGGAGAGGCGATCATCTGAGATTCTTAGTTCTTTCCTTTTTGCCCAAAGTAAGATGTCCAGCATCGCAACCAACCTGTAATTTATGATTTTTTTAATAGTTCCATAGCCGAAACGAACGATACCGGTTTCATTAACTTCCACTCCTTTTACCGATCTCCATTGTGGCAGGGCCGCTTTTATCGATTCGGCTATTTCATCGTCAGTACCACTACCAAGATCGATTTCAAGCAACACCGTTTTCTCACATAAGGGGGACAAGAGTTGTGACACATAAGCTTCGTGATGAGGCGCATTAACACAATATTCATCGTTTCCTTCCTCCCAAGTGAAAAGATTCACACTAAGGGCCATCACACTAAGTTCAGCAAGTCTGGTGATATCGGTGATAAAAAATGTGTGGAGGACTGTAGAGGGTATCGTTAACGGTTGGATAATCGAGTTGCTTCCCTTTGAATAGATGGGGGTTACCACTGAAAATTTCAGTCATGTACACCCACAGCCCTTTCTTTTCTTCTTCAGTAGGCCATGGCTTGTACAGAAGTGCTCTTGCCCAAAGTTCGTGATACAAGGCATTTAAACTGATGTCTTCGAGCTTGCGATAGTTATCTATGTCAAGCCAAGCTTTGATTTCTTTGGTATGCTCTGGTGACCAGTTTTTCAAAATTCAAATCTCCTGCCTTCTTAATGATTTAAGTCATGCGAATAGAGTTCAGTTAGTTTGAAAAAACTACCGTATTCACTAATCGATGAAAAGCAGTTCCTGCTTGCGAGTTAAGCTAGACAGAAGGAAGTTGAACTGAGAAATTTGTTATCTTTTGATGCATCTTGCCAAGGTCTACGTCCTAGCAGGGAAATGGCCCGAATACACTCTGCCTCTTACTTTACTTTGGGCGTATCTTGTCGTTGTTCTCGACCTGTTCGCCAGAAAACCCAGAGGGGTGGGCAATGAAATTCGATTCTCACCTGCGAGCAAACTTGCCATCAGAGCACTGGAAATGGAGTGGGAGCGCCATGGGTTAACAACGAGTAAAAAGTGATCCACATACCGCACCACCGACAGTCTATTGTTGATCCACCTTGTTTACTCAGTATTAGCTTCAGCGATAACCCCGGCTCTCCATTTTTGCTTCAGTCGATAGCCTTCTCCTTTTATTTGCACGACGTGTGTGATGTAAAATCCAGTTCAACATTGCCGATGTAATGGTAGCATCTCCCGCGAAGGTTTGGTCCTATAGTCCGACGGCAGGTTACAGGCGTAAATTTACAGCAGGTGTTTCTGATGTTTCCATGGGTGGTTTGTTAAAATTTTACTTCCTTACATCAGAAACGCTTGTCCCCTCTGTTGCATTTCTCAGAATTTCTGATATCTAATGAATTTAAACATTTTTTCATGGGGGTGTTTATGGACTTAGTTACGTCATTATTACAAAGGGGATTATTAGAAAGGGCATTAGACCTTGCCATTTCTGAATCATTCTTCAATTCAAGATCACCTGATGATATAAAGCATGCTTTAAAAGCTGGGTATGATATTAATGCTGTTAACAGTAACGGCAACAATGCCATTTTTGGCTGTAGAACCCTTGAAGCACTGGATTTTCTGCTCAGCCATGAAATTAATGCACACCATATTAACGAGCAGGGACAAAATGCTCTCTTCCATCAAAAAAATCCCGAAATACTAAAGAAGCTGATTGAACTAGGTTTAGACACCTCCCATACAGATGCTAAAGGCTATACCTGTATTTTTGAACATTACATGGATGCTGAAGGACTACAAGAATTACTTAATGCTGGTTGTGACATAAATCATGTCGATAACAGAGGAAGAAATATTCTCTTCCTTCCCCTCTCTCCTGATGTTTTATCCATAGCAATCGATGCCGGATGCAATGTCAACCACCTTAATCATGCAGGAAAAGGGTTCATCGAAGAAGAATATGATGATGAACTACACAAGATCATTCTCCGCCATATTGATAAATTCGAAAGAAGAACGTTGCATGTCGATTTTTGCAATACCAACTCAGTATTATTTTTATATAAACTCTCTGAATATGGATTCAAAATAGAGCTTAATAAAGACCGTTTCGTAATTAACAGTTACATTAGCGATTACAAAGATATTTTAAGCACTCTTGATTGTATTAGTGACATTCAAGATGTTAATTTCTATAATTATGGCGGTGATCCTCTTTACAAAGATATCGATGAGCGAATTGTAAAGTGGATGATAAGAAATAATTTCCTCATTGATCTTACAAAAATTTCTGATGATAAAAATCATGATCATATATTAAAATACAAAATCAGTTACGAGCAAAAAGAATTATCCAGAAATTTTAAACATGCTAATAATAAAATTGCAAAAGTCAATAACGGTGGAAGGCTGTGATATTTATTCGCAGAGTGTTGTCTGAACCACCGAATTGAAGGCGTTGAGGGTATCCAGATCCGTTGTTAAGTCTTTATACATGTGGTCATACCTTTATCATTGATGGTGAAATATACAATTACCCTCCGAACATAAAGGAATGGGCATCATGACAAAACCCGGTGAAACAGATGATGATCTACTCACTCCAGACGAGGTATGCGGGCTCCTACGGATAACCCAAAAGACAATTTGTGAACGGAGCAATATGCACCGGTGACGCCAATTGCTGGCACCGTTCCGGTTTTCTGCGAAGGGGGTGCGCTATGAACGGCGCAATCTGAAAGCGTTTAACGATAAATACCGCCATAAGTATTAAATTTATTCTGGGGATGGGATTTTCCATCCCATAACTTCGAGTTCTCTACAAATGAATTGGTATGCAGGTAGTATCTCTTCCAGATTAGCATGTTTTTGTACGAAGATTGAAAAAGCCAGAACCGCACTCATTTTTTCTTTATAGAAAAAGTATTGTCTTAGTGGATGTTTATCTTCGCCATATACTGGAAATTCGATCCCAGTATACTTATCCCCCATATTTTTATAGAATTGGTCCAAGGTAAGATCATAGATCTTTGAATCAACCTCTACCCAAAAATGATGATATAGCCTATTACGAGTAGAGCCATGTACTACTTTTATGATATCGCGGGTAAAAAAGTGGCTAAGAAGCATCCCCAGAAATACAGATGCACCTTGGCAACAATTCTCAGGAAACATGCCGAAGAATGGCACACCCGACTCATCAAAATAATCGAAATTTTCTTCAAAGACATTCCGCAGGTCTTTGGCAAGCTTTGTAACTAATCCGTCCATGATTGTTTCTACTATAAAGAAGCCATGCATTTAACATGCATGGCTACGTGAACCTTAAGAATTAGAGCGCTTAGTTGGTCTCGTAAATTGTACCAAAGCTCCTTTATGCTCGTTAGCCAGCTCTTCACGCCGCTCGGCCAGCATAGATTTTAATTTTGCCAGATGCACAACAGCAGCTTTCTTGCCGGTCAGATAGCCCTCTGGTAAACCAACCATCATTTCGACATCGATAGCAGACAATCCCGCAAAGGCAGCAAGCCGTTCAACTGAAATAATTCCAGAAGACGCCAACAATTCAATAGTACGTTTCAACAAACGTGGTTTTTCAGGCTCACGATAATCATCTCCCGGCTCTGATTTCACTCCCCAACGTGCTGAACGGCGTTTATAAAGATTTTGTTTCTCTTCTTCAGTAATAATATTCAGCACATGCAAACGCATGATGCTTGCCGCGACAGAAATACCGTAGCGTTGTTTAATTAAAAGCAAGCTATCTAATGTGACCGGGGTTCTAATTTCTTCGGCAAACGTCTCGGCAGGAAGCAGCAGCGCCCCCGCAAATTTATGAGCCTGGCTTTCCTTCAGCTTATAACGTTCAGCTTCGAGCTCGTTGCCAACGTAGCGGTGAAGGATTAGATGTCCAATTTCGTGAGCAAGGTCAAATCTGCTGCGAAAAGCATTACCTTTATCCGAAGAGAGGAGAACAAAAGGAACACTTAGAGTCTCACTCCAAGCGGAAAGCCCTTCAATCTGCGCGACACCTGTTTCCTCTCTGACAACGATAATACCGTTACTCTCTGCGGCTAAAGTAAGGTCCGGTATTTCCTTTGTACCAAGATTCCAAAGGGCACGGCACTCACTAGCGGCATCTTCGATATCTGCATCACTAATTTCATCGATGTTTGTAAAACTACGGTGCGGTAATTTTAGCTCCGGCAGATCTACAAACTCAGTCAGCTTAGTAACCAACTCATTAGCCCAATGGATTCGAGTTTCTAACATTGCTCGTGCTGCTACATGAGCTGATGCATTACTTCTGAACAGGGGCTTTGACATACCCGGCAACAGAGGGCGCGTAAACCATTCAGGAGTAACATTTACTACTGTAGCCAAGCGTTCTAAGGCCTCGGATTCTGGAGCCTGCTGGCCAGAACGCCATTTACTGATGGTAGCTGGCGATACGCCAACCATCGTAGCTAATTGAGTTTGGGATAGCCGCCGGGCGGCTAGTACTTGCACTAACCTATCCGGTTGAAATTCAGCGATGCCTCGGCTCATACATCATCTTCCTCGGTTCCATCTTTTTTGATAATGCCCTTTTTGAGTGCAGAGAATGCATTATCTTCTTGGAATGGAACTACATCATATCGGGTTAAAAAAAGTTCAAGTGGCTCATGGAAAACCCAGCTCTTCCCGTCAGAACTTGGAACGACAAGCTCTATAGACATCGGGGCTTCGGGTTGATTCTGCAATGAACCGGAAAAACGGCATACTACGAACAGTGTAGCTTTCGGTACATCAGAACCATCGGAGAATAAATCCGGTTGCACCACTTTTTCCACAGAAACGTTTTCGGCAATGAGCTCTTGCTTACGTTTGCTGCGAAATAGTCTCTTCCACTGGTTATCATTGTAGCTTTCACGAACAATCGTGAAAATACCGCTATGGCCTTCTACAATACGGTTACCACGCAGCTTGCCGGGATTACAACCGTTGGCCTCAAACACCTCATAAATAGTTTCATTCAGGTTTAAATGACGATCATAACCAAGCGCGGTCGCTCTGTGGTCTAGCTTCTTCTTTTGCGCATAATCGTAAGAACGCTTTGATGCCGCGTAAATCGCGTCAGAAAGGGCCATGAAGAGTTGTTTTTGAACATGCTGAACAATGAGATCTGCCACTTTTGATTTTTTCACGACCATTTCCTATCACTGTCACTGATAGGCGTGATTTTACACCTATATTTTTTCGTGTGTCCACAAAAAAACATCAAAAAATTTCCTTTACGCGGAAAATGACATTGATGATGGTATTTATTTTATCGACCCGATAGTACCGAAGTTGTACTTTTGCTCTGAAATAAAGCGGTATAATAAGAGAATTGAGTCTATCCCGACGGGGAGAAAAGTGCTCACGCCTTGCAGCTTGCCTCACCTATTTTCTCAAGGCGGTGACGTGTAAGGCGAACATGCATGAGTGCTCTAGAAAACCTGTTGGAATACTATCCTCTGTCTCTTGCGGCTCAACTGCAATGAGTTTGCTTTTCTTCCTCAGTTTGTCGATCCCGCCCAGGATCCTGTCTGGCTGCAATTTCTTGTCTTGGGCAGTATCCAGAAGCTGGCTGGAATTGTTTCCCTGAGGTCAGTCGTGAAGGCATCAGGAACATTTGAAAACTGGCTAGGTAAGCACCTAGGCGTTGTCATGATAAGACTCGGTATCCGCATGTTGTTTAGCGGGTCTGGTGTCGTATCGATATTTGCCAGTTAAGTTTTGCCGAAACGTTAAACCCAGTGTCCGCACCTAGCTCATAGCAGACATGACTACACTGGCATGTTATTTTGAATTCACTTGGCGTACTGGAACCGTTCAACGTGCTATGGTTAAATTTTAAGGTTCCTTTTTGGAACCCTCTACGAAATAAGTTTAAATTAAAATATTAAATATCAACAAGATAAAATTCAAAGCACAGAGACGCCAGCCCACCAAATATTGATACACTGACGTTCAGTGAAGTACAGAAAGCCCGCACGGCACAAGCCCTGCGGGCTTTTTTACATCTATTGCCGCCTGGTGAGGATTGCTGAAAGCCTCACGGGCATTGACGTCAAATGACGCAATGGGTGACAGGGCAAAACGCCAAAAGTCTCATCAATAACTCCCGAAAGAATTGGAATACGAGAGTCAAAGAAAATAGAACACTCACTGAGAGTCCTGCCTGGCTGGGGCAAAGCTCGCAGTCAGACTGTCGAGCATAAAGATAAGCAGTTGCCCGTGAGACGCCAGGATGTTGGGCTACGGTATCCATAGATTTACGAAGATTCAGCAGACCTTCTTTGCGAAGCTTAATGATCAATTCTTTTCTGTCAGCTGCTTTAAGCGTCCTGGCCGTAGTGGCACGAGCAGCGGCGAAACTATCTATGCGCTGTCGAATGGTCTCTGTTCCTCCAGGAGCAATATTTTTTCACGGAATTTTTTATTACCGTAGGCGTTATTCAGCGTAGTCCGAAGACGTGATCCTGCTCACCCAGTCAAACATAACTTGCATATGATTGCCATTGGATGTCCTCACACCAACCTGACACGCATTTACGCCTGTCGTTTTGCCAGTCAAAACCTGTCCATACTTCATATAGATTTTGATACCGACTCCCTGTTTATAGCACTTATTGCAAATCGAGAAATAATCTCTTCTTGATGGAGTATATTGCTGAAGATTAAATTCGTCAGCCGGCACCAGCGAAAGATTAAAAGCGTCATTACCTGATAATTCTTCAAGAATTGCCAGAGACTCTAATTTAACTTCAATGCGCTTATTTCCTTTAGGTTTATCCGAAGCCAGAATCAAATTTTCCCTCGGATTAAACTTCGCAATGTAGCCTGTGATTATCCGGGCATTATTACTCACCAATCGAACAGGGATATCATTAAAACGTAGAAATTGAACTCGACGAGCAAGCATAGAATAATCCCGCGGCCATATTTCAGCCTCTCGCCCGTAGGAAATATCATTTACAGCTATACATTCCATAAAGATATATTCATCTATGCTAAATGAAAAAAGCCCCGAATTCACGGGGCTGAATAAAACGAAATAAATTAACGTAACAGAGACAGCACGTTCTGCGGGACCTGGTTAGCCTGCGCCAGAACGGAAGTACCGGCCTGCTGCAGAATCTGCGCGCGAGACATGTTGGAAACTTCGGTCGCGTAGTCGGAATCTTCGATACGGCTACGCGCTTCAGACAGGTTGTTTACGGTATTGCCCAGGTTGGTGATAGCGGAGTTGAAACGGTTCTGTACCGACCCAGGTCAGAGCGCAGCGCATCCACCTGCGCCAGCGCGGCATCAATTTTCTGCAGCGGGTTTTCGGTGGTTTTAGCGGCTGCTTCAGCCAGCTCTGGTTGTGCTTTGAAATCATGACCAGCGGCTTTGCTGGCATTGTAGGTTTTACCGTCGATAGTAACGACTTCGGTTTTACCATCTACGCCACCCAGTTGGTTAGCCGCTGTTTTGGTAGTGCCGTCAGCAGCAGTATAACTTGGGTTTTAGCTTTAATTGCTCCTGTCGCTTCATCGTAATCTGCAGCGTAATACTTATCGCCAGCTTTAAGCGCATAACCGCCTTCAATTGTCTTACCATTTTTATCGGTATAAGACATTTTGACCAATGTCGCGGCATTTGCATCCGCAGATGAAAGCCCCCATCTTGTAAGGCTTTTTTCGTGGCAGCATCTGCTGCTACAGGAGCATTAACCTGTACCTTAGTAACAGCGGTATCACCTGTAACAGTAGATTTAGTTGGAGTAGCACCGAATGATACAGCCCCTGTAGCACTATCAACGGTAACTTCATATTTACCATTTTTGGCAGTATCCCCCGCATCGGTATAACCACTTACAGTGGCATAATATTTACCATCCTTAAAGGATACGGCGGCAGTCAATGTATCGCCAGTTACTGTCGGGTTGCCTAATGCAGCTTTAATATCAGTTGCAGTTGGTGCCGTAAGCGCCTGAGTACCATCACTATAGGTAGAGCTGATAACGTCTGTCGCAGAAACATCATACGCTTTCTGCACGTTCAGTGAATCCAGACCCAGGGTCTGCGAGTTGATCTGCTTCAGATCGATATCGATAGTTTCACCGTCGTTGGCACCAACCTGGATGGTCAGGGTGTTGTCCTGCGCCAGAACTTTCACGCCGTTGAACTGAGTCTGGCCGGATACACGGTCGATTTCGTTCAGGCGCTGGGTGATTTCAGCCTGGATGGAGTCGAGGTCAGACTGGGAGTTGGTGCTGTTAGCAGACTGAACCGCCAGTTCACGCACACGCTGCAGGTTGTTGTTGATTTCGTTCAGCGCGCCTTCAGTGGTCTGCGCAATGGAGATACCGTCGTTAGCGTTACGGG